TACTGAATCAGGCTCAAGAACTACACCATAAACAAGTCTTTTCTGTTCACCATCAAGCTTTAATATTCTTACATCAAGCTCAACTTGTGATTCATTTTCTGCTTGTTCATCTGATTTAATCAAAAAGAAAGTTTTCTTATTAGCTCCTTTAGTTACATAGCTAACATGAGTCACTCTCAGGTTTGTTAGTTTCTTAGTAGTCTTATCCATTTGTTATAATACTCCTTTTTTAAATTTGGTGTCAAGCTTAAACCTTCTGATTAATTTAAATCAGTATTACCAGCTTTATCTTTGTTTCTTTCATCAATACCATTACCATCACTCCTTGTGTTACCTAATCTGTTTGTATAAAGATTATCTTTTTTTGTTGAAATGACAAATCTTTTATTTTCAGTATCACATTCAAGGTCTAAATCGTTAGCAACATTTTCATAAGGAAGGATGGGATTATCTTCATTATCCGTTAATCCTGCAAGCAAGTTATATATTATTGCTTTATCCTTTTCATTAGTCAGCTCAATCCTTCTTAACTTAAGCTTTGGATTATCTTTTGAATCAGCTACTTTTTTAAGTACTGATGACAGAAATTCTTCAATAGTTTTCTGATCTGGCTTAGCAGCTTCCTTGAGCAACTTCAATGCTCCAAGTGCTTCACTGCCGGAACCAAGACTTCCTGCTGATGATATACCGATTACTTTTGGAGGTACTCCCCAAGCTCTGGCAATATCATCTCTATTATCCATTTTAAGCTCTCTGAATGAAGCATCATTATTAGTCTTTTGATTAACTGGAATAACCTCTACTGCAACATCTCTATCATCAAACTGAAGGAATAATGTTCTATGAGCATTTAATCTTCCTTTAAAATTATTAGCAACAAAGTCTTGAATGTTAGTCTTGTCAATATTTCCAATTTTAGTTACTCCTTTGATGACAAAAACAAAATCAGGTCTGGCATTATTATCAAAAAACACTGAATTATAATCATATATCTTTTTGTTTTCAGCAATAGGATATAATGCACTTAAATATTCAGGTTCAGGAAAGAATAAATTCCTTGATGAAGGAGTCCAATATCTGGCAAGATACCATTCATTAGGCTTCATTATAGTATCCCATCTAAGCGGTTTATATCTTCTTGCAGTAGCTGTAACGGTATTATTAAGCATTGCTGAATCAATATTATCCTGTATCTCAACATATTCTTTTATCAATACGCTTGTACTAACAACATTGCCATAAGGTATTATCCTTAGATTATTTATATTAAGATACTTCAAGATGATTTCTCCTGATGTACTTTTTTTGACTGCTAAGCCAAACTCACCACGCTTTTTAAAATCGGTAACAAGATTATTAACAATTGTGCCGAATGATTCACCAATCTCATTATTTGGTCTGCTGATTATTTGTTCAATCCTTTTATTCTTTTTCCCTTCAAAGTAGTATCCGAATCCAGATATAACCTTTGATACAAGCTTTAAGCAAGCACTATGAGTTGTATTTAATAGCAGTGCATTTTCAAGTATCTCGGTTGATAATGGACTTGATAATACGCTTTCATTGCTATCCGGTAACTGGTCAATTGTTGATTCAAACTTTGATAATCTTGCTGATACTTTTTCATAAAGTTCTTGTTCTGTTCCAAATAGCTTAACATTATTATCATATTCAAGCTGTTTAGTTATGCTTGTTGATGAAAAAGTAATTGCTTCATCCTTATCTTCTACAATAATTCTTCCCATTTATATCTCCCATTATTTAAGGAATAAATCTATTAATGAACCAGAGTTGCCTTTTGACACAAGTGCAGCAGTTACGTCAGCAGCATCAAGTGTATCTCTGTTAATATACCTTTTATTGAATCCAGTAAGATGCTTATAGTATCTTCTATAATGTTCATCCTGTTCCTCAACTTCAAGGAATACACATTTCTCCTTTATATCACCTGAAGCACTAAGTATCCTTACTATCTTATTTACATTGCCAGTAGTATGTCCTTTGGTTGTTATTTCAATACCTTCTGCAGCTAATTGTTGCTTTAATAGTTTAGCAAATAGATTACCGCTTCCATCTTTTTCATGAAGCAGTCTGTCACTATTAAAGCGTATAAACTTTTCTTTAATTGCATTATCAACCACAGTATTACCAAGCTCCTTATCGGTATAAATTACACCGACAATATAATACAGCTTACCAACATTAGCAAAAAATAACATTGCTATATTATTAGTACCACTATCAGCAGGGTCAACTATTACCTTAATTTCAATTTCATCATCATATCCTTTCTTTATCAGCTCAAATGATTTATTGGTGAACTTATTTAATTCATTATCAATGAATATCTTTTCCTTCTTATCAACAACTTCAACGTCTTGCTGATATAATAATTGCCATATATCCTCTTCACCTGAATCGATTAATAGTTTTCGTTTCTTAAGCAATTTACTTGTTGGATAAATAGCTTCATCAAATGATTTATCATTAATTAGTGCAGGATAAACAAATTTATTCCATACGCCTGTATAAGGCATTCCTTCTGCATCAAAAGTATTTCCATTAAGTGATGCAAGTCCTTCTTCGATTTCAAGTCTGCCAGATAAATCTCTTTTATTCCATCGTGTATGAAGCAGGATAACTATTGCATCCTTATTAGGGTCAAGTCTTGAGTCTATATCACCGCTATAAATACTATAAAGTGTATCCATCTTCTTGTCATTTCTACCGCTTCTAATGCCCTTCACTGGGTCATCAATGATACACATTTCAGCACCTTTACCGGTAATAGTACCTTCCATTCCACCACCGAAAAAGGTAACTTGCTTAGCGAGAGTAACTGACCAATTATCAACACTTGCATCATCTCTTTTAAGCTCTATATGCGGAAATATTACCTTATACTTTGCTGAAGTAATAACATTTTTAGTATCTTTTGAGAACTGATAGAATAATGGGTCAACATTAGTGATTCTCATTATTGGAATATTAGGTCTCTTACCTATTACCCAAGCCGTAAATAGTGTCAGCATATATGATTTACCACTTCTAACGGTAACGTTTATCATTACTTTATGATATTTTCCTTCATAGGCTCCCTGAAGTATTCCAGCAAGTTCTTTCAGCTTAGTTTTTTTCTCATTAAAAAATGATATATCCCAGTCTTTGCAGAACTCCCAGAAGGATTCAGCCAGCGGTAATATTCTTTTACCAACCTTTTCATCCCTAATCTTATTCAGCTTAGTTATAACATCAGTTATATTATTATATTTTTCTATTTCAGCCATTTATTCCTCGATTACTGAGTACTCAGCATCATCAAATCCGAATGTTTCAACCTTATTAATAAGTTTATCAAGCTCATCAACAGTCATCTCTTCTAATGGCTTATCAACATTAAGTATTATACTTGTTCCTTTATTAGTCAATCCCTGCTTGGTATAATCAATGAGCTTTGAATTTAGTTCCATTTCATACTTATTCATATCAAGTATATCTTTTGGTTTGAGTTTAGCAATGAATTTCCTTTTAGTTTCTGGGTCTTTCAATGCTTCAATGACTTCTTTATTCACGACTGAATTAACAACACTGATAAAGTTTCTATTCTTTTCAATCTTACTAATTATACCCCTTATCTTATCTGCGTTATCATCACCAGCCTTTGATTGTACAAACTCATTCCTGTAATCATACCAAGTCTTACCTGTTTTATCGGGATTACCAGCTACTTTAGACAATGCAGCATTAGATATATTAAATCTTTTAGCCACAGAATTTAATGTTTCAGCATCAGAATTATTTGACATAGTCTGAGTTACAAAATAAGCTCTTATCAATCCCCAGTTAATAGTTTGCATTCCTCTATTATTCGGCATTTATTGCTCCTTAGATAATAATATTGCTTTATTACCAGTCAATGATTCCCATATTTTAATTATTTTGCTACAATATAATTTATCAGCTTCAATCATCATACATTTTCTTCCAGTATTTTGACAAGCAAATAATGTTTTTCCGCTACCACCGAAAATGTCTGCAACTACATCGCCATTTTGTGTCGAGTTCATTATAAGATTCTCAATTAAATCAAGCGGTTTTGATGTAGGATGAAAATCTGCTTTCTGTGGCTTGTTATAATTAAGCACGGTCATTCTTTGTTCTCCATTACCATAAAAATTGTGAGTATTAATCCATCCATACAGTATAGGTTCATGCTTATAATAATAATCACTTCTTCCAAGCACATGATTATTTTTATTCCATATCAATAAATGTCTGACTGGAAATCCTGCCTCACTAAATGCTTCACTGATTGAGCTAAACAATCCATTACCTAACGCAACAAAAACATAATACGAGCATTTATCTGATAAGTATTTCTTTATCCCTGAGAATGCATTAATAAGCAAGTCTTTAATGTTTTTGGCATCTATTGAATCATTTATAATATCTGAATCAATCTTGTTCCCTTTATCATAATTATTCAAAAATTCATTCTTTTTTCCATAATCTACCGCATACGGTGGGTCTGTTAGCATTAAATCTATTGCACCAATGCCATTCATTAACTTCTCCTGATTTGATTCTATCTCGCAATATCCGCATAATAGTCTATGTTCTCCAAGCTGCCATAGTTCACCATCATTAACGAATAAATCGGTATCATCATCAAGCTTGTCATCCACATCATCATTTGTAATACCATTTTTTTCAGAATTAACACCAAGCTCATTAGCTATTTCATTTTCAAAACTACTAATCATATCATCATATACTTCAAGATTAATATCTTCTTCATTTAATCCCGCAAGATATAAATCATCAGTACTTATTTGTAAATCAGCAAGTTCTCTCATTATGGCTTCCATATCCATCTCACCCTTAATAAATGATACATTATCCATAATCCTGTATAATCGAATCTGTTCATCAGTCAGATTATCTATTTTGAGCACAGGAGCTTCATCATATCCAAGCTCAATCAGTGCCTGAGTAATTCCTTCACCGGCGACAATCTGATTATGTTTATCAATGAGTATCGGGTATGTTATTCCGTACTTAGTTACTGATGTTTTAAGTACTTCAATTTGTTCCTTTGTATGCACCCTATTATTATTATCAAGGTGCTTAAGTTTTTTTATATCAATTACGCTATATCTATGAAGCTTAATTTTAGCCTTAGCTGTCTCATTCATTATCGGATTCTCCTTTATTATTTTTTTTAATGAGCCCCATCTTATTATCTCTTCCTTTAGGTTTCATTACACTCAGCAAGTCATAGAATCTATTATTTAGTTCAACATACTCATTTATTTTCCCGAATGAATCAATACCTTCGTTTATTGTCTTTTCCAATTTAAAGTTAATCCTATTTCGTTTAATGTTATTTTTTAAATTGAATATATTTTTTGCTACTTCCTCATGAATAGCCAAGTCAGTAAGTGGTTCATACTTTAATGACCCATGTCTACGCATTAATGTTTGTGCCACTTTTGCTTCATTTTGGTCAAGTATTTTAAGGTTCATATACCAAGTAAATTCATTGAATAGCATTGCATTAAAGAATGAAGCAAAGTTACTGTTTGATACATATCTTTGATTAACGATAGCGACAGTAGCTCTTTTTTGCCAGTATGCCGAACTAACAATTCTTATAGCATTTGCGTTCATAAGATGATTTGTTAATACTGCTGTAAGGTGTCTTGGTTTATAGCCATTTATCATTACATTTGTATCATTATCAATATATTGCCTTTCAATCATTGAGTCAACTATTTCACCAAGACTTCCAAGTCCGTCAAACAGGACATTATACATATTAGCATTTCTCGATACGAATCCTGTGATTGGCTGGACACCGTATGCACAAATCATAGCCACTACGTCAAATACTTTTTGATTGCTTGCCATTCTATTTCTATCAAAAGCAAACATTTCATTTAGACGGTATATTTCGGTTCTACCGTTATGAGTAGTCTTTACCTCAGATAAAGGTTCTTTTGTAATCTTTCTTATTAAATCAAGCATATACATTATAACATAATCAATGTTCCCGATTTGCAAGCTCATTTATTTTCTCTTTTCCCTTTCACCTCTGCTTATCAAGGAACGGTATACTCTTTACTTTTCTATTTCCTTTTCACTTTCCGCAGACTCGCTTTGTAGGCTGATCACAGTGCCGTTTTGTGTGTACCTCACAAACTATTCCAACTGAGTTAACAGTGCTCAAATACCGCCCTATACAGCTCTGTGAATTAGCCTAACATCCGCACTGCATCAATATCTGCATCATTCGCACTATCATTGCTAAAATAATTATTTTCAACTAATAGTTTATAATTTCCCACTGGGTAATTTTTCCCCACCCACAACTAAGTCCTGAATCGGTATATTTGCGTGTATCCGCATACACACCAATCACTTATCTACCACATATGCTTAATCACTTGTTTTCTGTGGCACGACACAGTAATTAATCAGCAATAACTTAGTTTATTAAATAATTATTTTTGATAATAGACACACTATTCAAGCCATTACTCGGTTGTCCTGTTTTTGTAGAAATATCTACAGTTTGTCTATTTTCCTGCAGTAATCTTTAGCTTTGCTCAAGAACCTCCTGCCTGATCTGGTACACAGTTTCCAGCTTGCTCAATTAGCCCTTTTAGGTCTTTCACTAATTAAGTAGCCTAAGTATATTACTTCTCGAAATAAACGCTTCATAGGGCTTAATTGAAGGTGTCAGGAATGCTTAGTCAGGCTTAGTTCGGTAGGTGAATGAATCGACATGAATGAAGCAACGCATAGTGAAGAATAAGCAGTAAAAACAGGTGACTCCACAGCATAAATATATGGTGACTCCCACGCTCCCTTGTCTCGGTTAACAGTGCCGGAATATTTATTCTTTCAGCCAAGTACTTATCATAATATCCCCACTGACTATTTTCACTAAGCATTTAATTATTCACTTAGGTCTTTCGGTACTGAGCTACGATTCCTTGCTGAATCGTTTAGTATTATCAGCTTCTGCGGTAATTGAAGTACTGAGCTTAGTTAATTATTATCATCAGTGCTTATTTATTGTTTAAGTGCTTATATTATTGCGGTAATGACTGGTATATTATTTTAGTTGACCTGAGTAATAGCCTGAGCTTAGTGGTTCAAAGCGTAAAGGAGTGGGAAGGGATAATGAAAAATGAATGGATTACACAGGGAATAATTTTAGGCTCAATGCTTCCAGTAGTGTTTGTAAATAAGCACACGTATAAAAAAACTAATGATATTACTACTTCAAGGAATGAAGCTTATTGCTTATACTTCTACTTAAAAATATATTCCGCAGACAGTATAGTCGTAACGGAGCCAGACAGGTTTATTAGAAATTCATCACTATCGACAGCTTTTGGCTTATTTCCTATAATTGAAATTGAAATGATTTAGTTAATAGACTCAGTCCGTATAATGAAATAGCTATTTTCATTATCCCTTCCCACTCCTTTACGCTTTGAACCACTAAGCTCAGGCTATTACTCAGGTCAACTAAAATAATATACCAGTCATTACCGCAATAATATAAGCACTTAAACAATAAATAAGCACTGATGATAA